ATCATTAGCGATATAATCTATCGCTTGAGTTTGCGGGACATTCCTTCTAATAACAACTGTTTCACCAGAAGCCGGAATATTTCCCGAAGTAAAAGTAATACTTCCACCAGAAGCGTCTCCTGCACCAGCTACTGTATAATGTGTAGTTATAGTCTTAGTTGTCTCTGTACCTGTTGATGATCTAATAATTACCTGTAAGTCTGAATTAACTAATATTTTAAATGTATAGGCAAACTCGGTTGTACTACCATTGCCGGAGTAGGAATTTTTTACTGTTGTGCTTGATACTGTCATATTACTTTTCTATATTACTTTTTTCTTGTTTGTTCAAGATAACTTAAGCCTTGTTGAGCAAAATTTATCATTAGTTTATAATAGTCATCTATCAACTCTCTTTTTTCATCTGGTGTTGGTATATCACCATTTGGAAATTCTTTTAAGTTATATATGTTTCTTATCTGCTTATCTATCTCTTTTATTGATTTTCTATATTCTAATAATTGAACTTCGTCTACATTTAATGTTTCTTTTAATTTTTGGTATTCCTCAAAATCTCCTGCCTTTTTAGCAAAATCCATACCATTTATAATAGTCTCAACTTTTTCAAATTCTTCAAAAAATCTAACTATAGATTGAGCTGAATATCCGGGTACATCTCTTACGTCAAATGCTCTAACAACAGGTATTTTAGATAATGTATCTGTAGGTTTTATAGGATCATCTATAATTTTAGCTTTAATTATAGCATAATCTAAAGTATCTATAATATATCTACCCAATCCACCGGTCCATGATCTAAATACATTTTCTGCATGAATAGGTTTGGTTGCAAGAAAACTGTCATCTCCTACTAATCCATTAATTGTTTTTGAAAGTAGTTTAAATGTTTCAGATGTATATTCAGTATAATAAAATTTATTAGGTAAATTTTTATCTAATGATTTTGGAACTATCGGTGCATCTCTAAAAAAACTATAATTCATAAAATTTTCTACAATAGGTCTAACAACAGTAGGCATAGGATTAAATCCTTTTGCATTATTTATAAAAAATTGTTTTGCAAACTTATCAAATTCTTGTGGTTCATTTGTTCTAAACCAATCTAAACTTTTTTCAATAACAGATGAAACTAATGTACCTACCTCAAATGGTTTTGGAAACCTGTATGGTTTATCATCTATTTTAAAATACCAATAATTTTGTTTAATCCAATCTGGTTCTTCTTTATAATCTTTATCATCTTTATTTAACATATAAAAACCTATTGTTGGTATTACAATGTAAGCACCGATCATAGCAGATGTTCTTCCAAAATTATCTCTAAAGGCTTCATACACTCTTGTTAAACCTTGAACTCTTGCGTTCCAAAATGGAACTAATCTATTTATATTTGCACCTAGTGATCCTCGTTTAGCATAATCTAAAAGATTTCTAGCTTCAAATCCTCCTCTTTCAAGAGCCTGTTTTTCTGTTAAACCTTTTTCAATAGCTTTTTTATAAGTTTTTTCAAAAATTCTAAATCTTGTCATTTCTTCTGATAATCTTGTTAGTGCTTTAAATGGAGCTAATATACCTTTATCTGAATTTCTTATTGGTCCTTTATTTAATATATCAAAAACTTTACCATCAAATATATTTGGTTTATCAACAGCTAACAATGTAGATTGCATACCACCAGATTTTACATACTTCTTATATATATCATTCGCTTTTTTATTATTACCTTTTGTAATAATTTTAAATGCACCAATAACCGAATCTTGTATTGGAACAAATCCAACTTTATTTAAAAAACTTGCTTGAATAGTATCTCTAAAAAAGTTGGGTACAGCAAAATCTGGTATTAATATTGCACCAGCTCTTAATGTTCTTGCAGGAGCACCCAAATAATTCATTAACATACTAGATCCTTGTTGATCCATTGTTTTAAAAGCATTTGCTAAATCAACACCCACATCCCAAGATTCTGTTTTACCATCTCTTTTAATAAGTATTTGACCTTTATCTGTAGCTGTAAATTCTTGTCTAAATATTGTAAATTCACTTACAGCTTTATCTGACATTTTATCTATTTCTGATTTTTCAAAAAATCTTTCTAATTCTTTTCTTTGAATTTTTATAGGTTTTAATATTGGTTTTGTTTTATTAATATAAGGAAAAGGATCTGGAGCATTAACAGCTTCAGCCGCACCTTTTTTCTTTGCTATAAAATCTATAAAATTAACTTTAACTTGGTTTCGTTCTGCAAGGTTTACAATTTTATTTGTATTATTTACAATAGCATCTAATGGTGGAAATACTCTTTCTTTACTTCCTTTAATTCTTTTAAAAGGATTTACTGATCCTTCAGTATAACCTTTTTTACCATCTTTAGGTAACTCTCTTGCAAATGTAACATAATTTCTATTTGCTTCTGTCATTGCAATAAAAGCATCTTTAGATATTAAACCACCATCAACCGCATATTCTAAAAGGTGTCTTTGATATGTGTCTATTTTTTTAGCAACTTCTTCAAATTGTAATTTGTATTTTTTAGTAAATGCTTTTGCAGTAGCAATATCAAATCCTGTTTCAATACCTCTAGCATTTAATTCTACTGCTCTTCTGTTTGTAAGATAAGTTTCAAATAGTTGCATTTCATTTTTACCTTTTTTAACAATATCTGCTGTTATATCTTTTAATCCTAAACCTTTGTCTGCTAATGTTTTTCCATTTAAAGTATTGTATTCAATAAAGTATGCAGCTCTGTTTGGCATACCTTCAAGTATTCTTGTTTGTTCATATAAATTTAATTTTTCTAAACCAGTTTTAGTGTTTACCTTTGCTTCTCTCAATGCTTCTAGTACAGGATATTTTGTATCAATACCTTCTATGATTGTTTTTCTTTTAACTGTTGATCCCATTTCTTTTAATCTTTCAACAGTTGGTATTTCTACTTTAGGTTTGAACGCAATATTTTCTGCAGCTTTATTTGCTAATTCATCTTTAAATAATTGTTCTGGTTTTTCTAGTTGTACTTTTTGTTCTATTTTAGATATTTTTTCTTTTGTTGGTTTTATAATTTTATTTTTTAATAAATTAGATACATTTTCTAATTCAATTTGTGTATTTTTTATAGTATCTTTTCCTAAAATCCCACCTTCTGAAACAAATTCTTTAAGATTTTGAATTTCATTAATTAAATCTTGTTGTTTATCTTCAAGTTTTTTTATTTCTTTTTTATTTGGCTGTAATTTTTTTTCTACAGTTTTTCTATCTAACAATTTTTCATAAGCTCTTACATAATTTCTTGACGCAACATCTTCTAATATTGTTTTATCAACTAAAGAATCTTTAAATACTTGATTAGGTTTTTTACCTGTATCTATAAATATTTTTTTAGTTCTATTCTCCATAGTTTTTTTAGGTTGCACAGCACCTAATGCACCAAACATAACTGCAGAATAACTAAACTCTCTTAATGTTGGAAGTTGTTGATTAAGTATTGCACCAGCTCCTTCAAATGCTGTAAGTTGTGATGCTACTCTTGTTAAGTATCTATCTGCAAGTTTGCCAACAAAAGGTATTTTTAATTGTGGAGCAATAGCAGCAGTTGCAAATATAGTTCCTTGTTTAGCACCTTCAATAATTCCATCTTTTAAAAAATTTTTTACTATTTCAACTGGTTGTCCATAAGATTGTTGTTCTAATGATTTTAATAATGTTTCTCTTGCAGCACCCGGAATAGCACCTGCAGTAAATGCACCAGCTATAGGATTACCTGTTGCAGCTGTACCTCCTAAAAAACTTGCACCATATATAGGTAGCTCTGCACCAAGTGTTAAACCTCTTTCTAGTAAACCTTCAAACCAAGTATAATCTTCTGGCTCTTCTTGTGTAAATGCTTCTGATAAACCTCCATCAGTAGCTAATCTATATGTCATATCATATAGTGTTTTACCCCAACCTCTTTTTAATATTTCATCTCCATCAAATTCTTTACCTACTACTATTTCTTTTAGAGATGGAGCATCAGCTTGATCTATTTTTGATTGATATAATAATTCATCATCTGGCGATATAGATTCTTGTGTATAGTATTCGTTTTCTAATTCAGCTTTTACACTATTAAAATATTCTTTATTAGAATTAGTATCTGTAGCAACTACACCAAACTCTTCTGATATTTCTGCGTTACTAAATCCAGCACCATTTAATTTTAATACTTTATCTTTTTTCCAATCTTCTATTTCTTTTTGGCTAAATCCACCTTGATGTAGTAATGTTTCTTGTTCAGCTAACTTCATGCTTTTTCTATATCAAATCTAGTTACTATTAATGCTGCTGCAATGTTAGCAGCTAACGTGTCATCTTTTTCTAATAAATTAACTAAATCTTTATCATCTAAATTCAATAAACCTTCTCTAGCTGTTTTACCATCTTTTGCATAATTAGAAAAAGTAGATTCAAATTTTGGTCCAAATACAGCACTAGAATTTTCTAATAAATCTTTTGCAGTATCTACTTCTATTTGCCAATATGATCTTGCTAAAAAGTTTTCATCTTCTACTACAGGTTTGTCTGTTAATTGTTTTTTAAATTCATATTGTGATTCTATTTGACCAATTTTAGTTAAACTGTTTATTAAATATTTTTTTGAAAAACCACCATCACCATCAAAATTTGTAGCAGCATTTTCTATTGCAGATACTGCTTCATTTGGAACTTTATAATCTGGTTCATTCATACGACTTAATCTTAATTTTGCTTTTGCAGCATTTACTGTAGTATTGTCAGTTTGATAATATTTATTCCAATTAAAAATTAAATTTTTATTTTCACCTAAAAATAAATCTTGTACAAATCCTACTTGTTGCACATTTTTATCTACATCTAAAATAGCACTAGGATCATCACCTACGTCAATTTCTTGGTTATTTTCAATTCTTTTTAAATATTGTTCTGCATTTTCTCCTTCAATTCTTGGAGGTCCATCAATAGTAGAATTGTTTTCTGCAGCCATATCAACAATAATGCTACCCAAGTCTGAAGTTTTAGGTAAATAATTTTTTATATCTTTAGCAATATAATTTTCAGATGTATAACTTAATAAATCATTTGCTTGTAAACCTTCAAATAATCCTTTTGTATATCTTGCGTGTAATGTTTGTCTTAACTCACTAGCTTTAGCATTATACTCTTTATCAAAGTAATTTAAAAAAGTATTACCTTGAAGTAGTGGTGTAAGATTTTCAAAATATTTTAAAAATTGTTGGTCTTGTTTTTTAAAAGTATCATT